AGTTCAGGTAAACTGTCTAGGATAGTCTTTTGTGAACCTGCAGGCATCTTCATACCAGCAATAGCTTCCATAGCCTCAGATACCTTAGCATCTTCAAACTTGTTGAGCTTCATCTTGGCAATGAGATCACCTACAGCTAGCCATGGACCTGCAGGGAAGATAGCACGTACATCTACCGTACTGCCATCTTCACCTTGTACGTTGTACCATTCAGTGTCTTGATTCTCCATGCGGTACTTGTAAGCTGCATACAAAGCTGCAGTACCTACAGTGCCCCTTGAGAACTTCTCTAAGCCTTCACGGTACAAACGATTAGCGCCCTCTTCATCTTTGACTGCACGTTTACCTGCAGCTAATATGTCTGACATACCTGAAGCAGCACCGAATGGGCTGTACTTGTACTGGAATGCCATAGCATTTGTCATGAAACGTGGGAAGGTCACAAGTAGACTTCCACCAGGAAGATTCTCAAAGAAGCTTACAAACTTATTAGCAACCCCTTCTGCCTGTGCCTCCATGGTAACTTGACCCTTACGCTGAGGCTTAGGCATGTACGAGAAGGTAGCTTTAAGTGCTTCATCCCCTGCATTCTTCAGCACATCGGGTGGTATTGTTTTGTCATTAGCCATGACATCAAACATATCGATACCAACTCTACGTAACTGCCTCTCTACACTGGCAGTGAATACAGCTTTACGGAATAGGGCATCCTGTGCCACGTTGAATGTGTTAGCTATGCGAGCAGCCTTAGATAGCTTTTCATCCCCACTTTCTTGTAGGGCACTAAAGACTTGCTTTTGAAGTGCAGGATTATCTGCTAGTAATTTATCTACAACTTCAGCAGTCATACCTGCATTCTTAAGGTAAGACATCGTACCAAAGGCATCTTTAATGACACCTACAATGCCCTTAGTTAGATCACCACGTTGATAAGTACCTGTAGCTGCAGACTGAAGTACCTTACCTGTCTCATAGACAGTGCCTTCAAGTAAACGGGAAGCTGCATCTAAGGTCAATGCACCACTAGAGCCATAAATATTTCGTACCGTAGTACCTATGCTGGATACTACAAGTGCCTTAGACTCTTTCTCTAAGCGTTTAATAGCATTACCAAACATACCCATAGCAGATGTGACATCTTCCTGCCTACCGTACATTTGTTTAATTAAAGCATCTGTCTCTGGATCTAAGTCACTTAGCCTGCCTAAAACACGAGCAAGTGAGCTATATCCTTGCATGATGTTAGCTGCATCACCGACAGTGGCTAATGAAGCTTGAGCAAATTCAGTAGGGGTTACATTGGCTCGCTTAAGTGCAGCTTCTAAAGTGACATCATCGATCTTATCCACAGTCATAAATAAGTCACGGACTGCTTCACTCACTAACTGCCCTTTCTTGGGACGGAATGTGGGATCAGCAATCATCACATACTTGGCTACATCAATAGCCTTTCTGTTAATGTCATTACGTATTTGTGCTTGTGTTAACTCGGTCTGAGGTGAGAGTTCATCTAAAGTCTGCCTACCTTCAAAGATATCAAACTGCTTTAGGATATCTTCCATCTCACGATCAAAGGCTTCTGTGACTTGTTGAGTGGCTGGATTACCTTGTGGAGTTCTCTGTGCAGCTAAACGATCCTCTAGATCTTTCTTATAAGTAGCAGGCTTACGTGCCATACCAGCAGCTTCAAAGCCAGAGAATACAGAACCCAGTAAACCAGCACCGACAGCTGTAGCAATGTCAACAGGACCTTCTTTAGCCTCACTCTCAATACGCATTCTCTGCTGTACGATATCTGATCCTGCAGATATAGGTGCTTCTACAGCAGCAGCAGTTACACCTGTTCGTAGCTTAGATCCAAATGCTTTCTTTAATACACCACGAGCAGCAGCATACTTACCAAATGACCCTATCCCTAAACCTACATAGCTGAGTGGATCACTAGCCATGGACATAGCAGCTTCAGCATAAGGACGTACACCTTCCTGTCCACCTTTACTGATAGCAAAGGGAACCCTATCCCACAAGTCTAATGCTTTACCCGCTTTCCTTGCATCTTCCATCTTTGCATTAGCAATCCAATTCAATTCAGGTACAGCATTTAAAGTAGTGTTATATTCAACCTTACGCATTTCAGTAGCAAACCGCTTAGCGTAATCTTCGTTAGACTCACCTTCTTTCTGTACACCTGCCTTGCCAAACCTAGATGACATATAGTCTTTAATAATTGCTAGATTCTCAGGCTTGCTATAAAGATCCTGGAAAGGTACAGCATTCTCTTTCTCATACCTCTCTACCTCAGCACGTTCTTCACGTTGCCTAGCCATGATACCTTTGGTAATGTCTGCTACCTTAGCTGCAGGCTTACCACGAGTACTAAAGACACCAACGGGCTTGTAAGGCTCTAGATCGGCTGCAGTGCCACTAACTTCAAGCTTAGGTGCCTTATCCCATTGGATGTCTTCTGAGGGCTTCTGAGGGGCTATAGAGGGTATAGGATCCCATTTAATGTCTTCATTACTCATTACTGGATCTCACGTGTACCATCAGAGTATTCAATAACTTTCTTACCTTTATCTGGACCTGACTGTACTGTGCCTGTACGTACCACAGTTCTAGTGGCAGGTCTAGCACGAGCAGCAGACACCCCACTAGCAGGTGCAGCATTTACAGGTGCAGGTGGTTGTGCAGATGCAGCAGGTATAATGGGTACACCGTTCTTGTCAGTCTTAATACCAAAGGAAGCAAGTGCCTCTCGCATACCTTGTGGTACCCTGCCTTGTGTGTCTGAGACAGTGCTTATGACTTCCCTAATCTGATTGTTTACTGCATCGTTAAGGACACCACGTGCATCAGCATCAATGCCTTTAACTAGCATACGTCCATCAGCAGAATCTACAAAGGTAGCACCACCTAGCCTTGTCTCTACACTACCGATAGCAGTTCTCTCTGCATTCTTGAGTAAACGGAAATGATCTGCACGAGTAGGTGCTTTAGATTCCCCATCACCTTCTGGCTTCTTACCTAAACTGGATAGCTCTAGAATACGTGCATTTAAGACTCTCTTCTTAGCTGGATCAGTTTCTTTTGAGTACTCAATCTTAAGATCATCTACAAGTGCATTAAACCTCTCTGGCTTATCTACCTTACCAACGTTCATGTAGGCATTGATCTGCTTAGACAAAGCTTCTTTAGTCACATCATCTGTAGATTCTGCCCATGCATCTTTAAGTGCCTTAAGATTACGCTCATAGACAGTGAGTTTCTCTGTCTTCTCAGGGGCAAGTACAGACAGGTCAACTGCAGCTCTAACTGAAGGCACTTCAGGTAACTTAGTACGGTAGATATCCTCAGTACTTACACCTGTTTGTGCTGAAGCTGACTTAAGACTTTGCTCATAAGCACGTGTCTTCAATCCAAATGCCCCACGCATCTGTTCTTCACTAGGTGCTGCAGTCATCCCAGGCTGTAACTCAGTAGCTTTCTTGCGGAACTCTGCAAGTGTGGGTATTTCTTGTCCAGCTTCAACTTTAATTAATTGTTGTACTCTAGAAGAAGTTAATCCCTCTTTCATGGAACTAAGTTTCTCTACAATCTCAGGTGCAGTACCACTAGAGATAGCAGCTACAATTTGATTCTCGTCAGTGACACCATAGGCTCTAAGCTTTCTAGCTAAGTCATCTATCTCTTCACTACGCTTTTCTACACGCAGCTTAGCCTTCTCCCTTTCTTTAAGCAGAGAATTCCAACGCATGGTAGCTTCATCACGAAGCTCTTTATCTCTTTCTTCAATATCTTTCTGTGCTTGCGTAGCGAAGCCAGTTACAAAGGAAGCTAGGAATGACATGTGCTTATTACCTCATTGGTGGTGGTGCCATAAGCCCACGATACTCAGGTGGCATTGTTTCTTCAGTAGGTTGTGGTTCAGCTTCCATGGGTTGTTCTTCCATCGTAGCTTTAACCATTTGACGTACAATGTGTCTAGGCAGACGCTTATCCATCTCTTGTTTCTTATAAGACTCTACATATTCAATGTCTGCAGAATCAGCTACAAGCATTAGTAACTCACGTACAACTGGATTCACTAAGAACCCTACATCGAGCGAGTGAATACCGTTCATGGTTGAAGATGTAATAAGATGATCAGCGACAGTGACTATATCAACTTTATTATCTAAGACATTTAAAATAGCATCTTCAGTTTCTGGATCTAATAACTTCTCTACATAGTACTGAATGGCATCTTCAACAGACACAAGCATGGGAGGATTCTCCCAAGGTACATTACGTGCCTTACCTGTAAGTGACATACCAGGGATAGGTCCCCCAGCAAATAGATTCTCATCCATTGACTTTGCCATTTGTTTTCCTATATTCCATGCGTTTCATACGAATATCAGCAATGAAATTAGCAACAAGATCCATAGTGCTTTGTTGCTGTTCATTGTCACTGTCCTTAAGCTTAGTCTTTTTAGGTGCAAGTAAGCCTTTACCTTTAGGCTTTACTGCACTGTTTAGTTTCTGTTCTACAAGCTTCTCTACTTGTTTGATGTAGTTGTCCATGCGTATTTAACCTCCGGTTGGGGGTGTGTATAGCTCATCATAATACCCAGAGTAGTCCCCACTTACATTTCCTGTACTTGCAGCAATTTCACCAAACATGTCTGTCATTGCTTGATTAGATAGGTTTGCTAATTCTGTAGATGATATGTCTGCTGTCCCAGTAAAAGATTTAATAACATTAGTTACAGCATCCACAGCAGTCTGTCCTAGTGTAGTCTTGCCTAACATTGTGGCTGTTAGCCCACCTAAAGCACTTACAGCAGCAGCAGTACGTGAAGCTTTAGCTGCCTCAATAGCAGCATCCTTTTGTAGCTGTGCAATAGCCAGTCTATTCTCACGATCTAAATCATTCTGACTAGATGTATGTGCATATTGCATACTATCTCTATATCCCTGCCACATATTATTATACTGAGCTAAGGATAATTGCATACCCATTTGAGCATTGAATTGATTAGCCTGATTAATAGCTGCAGTATCAGCAGTTGCAATATTCCTTCTCCACTCTGCATTAGACTGATCAATCACAAGCCTTTGTTGTGCATTGAATTGTTCCATGGCATTCATCTGTGATACATTAAACTGCGACATGGAATTTGTCTGTCCAGAATTAAACTGAGACATAGCATTTGATTGTGCTGTATTGAATTGATCAACCTGTGCTTTTATAGAAGCAAAGAATTGATCAGTCTGCATTTGGCTAGTGGCATTGAATTGTTCAGCAGCATTCTCAGCAGCAGCATCTGTGAATAGACTTTGAATCACTTGCTGTGATTTAAATAAAGAAGTCTGTTGCTCATTGGACAGATTAGCTAAATCCATTTGCAAGAATGCCTGAGCATTTACAACAGCAGCTTGTTGCCTATTGTTAAGGTTAGCCATGTCCATAGCTGCATAAGTAGCTGCATTCTGAAGTACAGATGCTTGTTCACTACTTAAATTAGCCAATCCAATAGTCTTCATTAACTCTGAGTTATGCAGCATTGCATTTTGCTCTGCTGTAAACGTCATGTTATTGGCTTCTGCATATCTAGCTGCATTTAATACAGCAGCTTGCTGTTGATTATCGAGAACTTTACCTTTCATGGCAGCTTCAATCTGGGCATTAGCCAATGCAGACTGTTGCCTTGTACTCAGGTTAGCTAGATCAACTTGTACGTTCTGTGCACTAGATTGTAATGCAGCTTGTTGTTGATTATTAAGATTGATATTAGCAATCTCAGCATAACGAGCAGCATTAGTGAGCATAGCCTGCTGCTGATTAGATAGCTCTATCTGTTGAACTGCAGCACGTACTTGCAAGTTAGCAAGCATAGTCTGCTGTACGTTGCTTAGATTCTGGGATTGCAATGAGAAAGAGTTAACAGCATTCTGTAAGGCAGCTTGTTGCTCTGCATTAAAGTTAGCAATCTCTACACCCTGTTGGGCTGCAGCATTAGCAAGTGCAACTTGTTGCCTATTATTGAGATTCTGCAATCCCATCTGGGCATATGTCTGTGCATCTTGTTGTGCTATTGGGAGTGCAGATTCCATAGCAGCCTGAAAGATAGCTGCAGATGCCATGGAACTGTTACCTAAACCTCTAGCTGCCATAGCTGCATTAGCGGCACGAATAGCACCAGCAGCCCATGCAGGAGTCTTCCCATCATCGAAAGACTTCATGAGATCAGTAAGCTGACCCTGTACAGTAGCTTTAGCCTCTACTGTACCTTCAACGAAATCAGCTAAAGTACCTGCATCTAAAGTAAATTTATCTAGCTTAGCAGCTACAATCTTGGCATCAGTAGTAAGACCTGCAGCTTCCTGTGTTTTACCTTGGGCAATGTTAGCTTCAGCCAATGTAGCTGCTTTAGCAATTTCATTGTCCTGAACTTCACGTGTTACTGCTTCTACTTGTTTAGGGACATCTGCCTCTTTTACATCAACAACAGGTGCAATATAAGATTCAGCAGCACTTACAATCTCAGTAGGATCAACAGTACGAGAAGTTGCTGTGACTTTACTCTGAAATGTCTCATCGAAAGTGGCAGGTGCAGCAATTGCACCACTTGATACTGTACCTTCTGCTGCAGTGATCGTGTCAGAGACAGCCCCTACTGCACCCGTTAAGGTATCGGTTACATCCGTCACTGAGTCATATGTCTTAGTAGCTTCAACTGTCTCAGGTTTAGTGGCAGTTACAGAAGCTGCCTGTGCTGCACCAGGGACTGTAGATGTAGTTGCTTGACTAGCTGTAATACCTTCCCTAGCCTGTATAATCTGGTCTTCAGTGGGTGTAATACGGGCTGCAGTCACTCCAGCAGCTCCACCTATAGTGGGACTACCTGTAATCGTATCAGAGCCTACAGATGCCCCTTTAGCCTGTCTGTTGGCATACTCTGAACTGCCTAGTAGATACTGTCTTATTTGAGCTGGTCCTAAGCCTGTCTTATCCCAGTAATCTAATCCACCCGCATCTGGATCTCTGCCTAGCACTTCTCTGTATAAGGCAGTGATTTCATCGACACCTGCATCATCAGCAGCAGGTTTAATGTTAGATACATCTGTGATGACAGTTGGACCTTGTACAGTGTCTACAGGTATCGTAGTAGAAGTGTTATCTTGAATGACAGGTGTAGAGGGGACTACAGTAGCTTTGGTATTCTTTGTAACATCTGCCAGTTGATCTGCAGTGAGTTTAATGTCTGCACCGTCAACAGGGGTTATGGTAGGGCCTGTGACTCCTGGGTTTATAACTCCTGGGTTTATAACTGCACTTGTTTGTGTAACTCCTGGGTTTATAACTGCACTAGCAGGATTAATGATTGCACTCGTTTGCTGATTCAATGCCTCTTGTTCTAACTCAGCCTCAGTCTTAAGCCTTGTAACCCCACCTTCAGCATATTTCTTCTTCTTGCTCACTACACCACCACGAGCCATGTACTTATCTAGCACAGTACCATATCGATCCGCCAATGAAGGATCAGATTTAAGGAACTCATCGAACATGTGCATAGGCCCATCGTAGCCTAATTTACGTGCTACGATTTCCTTTTGTTTAGATGTGAATTCTTTACTTGGCATTTTAGTATCCTAATATGGGGCATTAGCTTGTGTGCTACGATTAAACTAGCATTGCAGCTTCAGCCTCTCTCCGTACTGTTAAACCTCTAAGTACTCTACCATTTGCTTTATTCCACTTCCTACACTCTACCTGTGCACCTAACCAATCCTTAGCGTCTATACGCTTCTTAAAGGTACTAATACGGTAGTTACCTAGTCCACAGTTATAAACCCAAGACAGTACTGCTGCAATCCTTCTAGGGTTCTCATTAGCAAGTGATGGTGACAGCTTCAATAGACCATTAAGAAAGTAGACAATGTGTTCATCAAGTGCAGCTTCACATTGTTCCATGGTCCATACAGTATTCTCAGTGACATGGGGTCCTGTTGTACCGTAACCTATAGTCCAAGGTTCTTTACCTGTACCAGGATCTGGATAAGCTTGTACTAGTTTATTGGGTAGTACCTTTGCACAACCTTCAAAGGGCTTAATCAATAAGTTCTTAGACAGTTCTATAGCCTGCTTCACTTGTTGTATTTTTCTATGCTTCTACCAACGAACCAAAACGAAATACACATGGTAAATAGACCAAAGTCATCTGCATCCCAAGACTGTTGAATAATCTCATGCCATGGAGCATTAGTAAGAAATGCCATATACAATGCAGCCACTTTAACTGCTGCATACATGAAGAACAGTGCCCATGTAATCCCAGGTCTTACTAGTGCAGATATAGCAGATACAAACCATCCAGCATTCTTAGCAGTTTCTGATTGCTCTTTAAATGCCTCTTTAATCGTGTCTAACTGGGCAACTGAATGCTCAACATATTTCTCTTCCATACGAAACTGACCCCTCATTTTCTCTAGGTCAGTTTGTAACTGGAACATGTTTAGCTCATGTGATCTTTCATTTTTCTTATCAAGAAACTTGAGTACTTCAGGGGCAAGTCGAAACAACCCACCGAAGATGCTACCCAACAATCCACCACTGAGGAGATCAAACATTACAAATCATTCCTCTGTTTTATTTTGTGTGCGATTTCTACCAAAGATACACTGCACTGTGTCAGTTTCCCAGATACGTATAGCTGTCCATATAATCGTAAGTACTGCAGCTACAGCAGGTAATAACTCAGCTAAAGTGCCAACGACAGTGATAATTGAAATGGCATCACCTAACTGCTTCACTTGTTCATCTGCATGTTGCAATGCCATATCTAGTGCCCTTTAGACTTGAGTTCATTAATGTGTTTCCACATTTCCGTGATCTGCTTATCGTATCCCTTCTCAAGATAATCGACACGGACTTTGATGGTAACTGAATAGGCAGCTATAGCTACTATTGCAGCTGCTAAGTACCACAGCTTCCCTAGTGCTTCTAGTGCTTCCATGGTAGTGTGTGTAGTAGGTGCTAGGCTACACTGTCAGCACCACTTAATGAATCGGCAGCAGCAACTACAATCCACTGACAAGTATCTTCATCTAATACAGCATCTTCGGTAGGCTTTGGTGGGATAAAGGCATTCCTAGCCTCATCAAAGCTATAGCCAATACCAGCATAGTTCTTACGGAAGTTACCGTTATAGCTGGTTTGCTTCCAAGTACCTCCTAGTAGACGTTCACAGAAAGCAGCACCGATATGCTCTTTCTCAACACCACTAGCATCAGCGGTATCCTTGTTGTCTACAACGATAACCTGAGTAACTACGTTATTCTCAATCTTGGCAAAGTGTGCCATCTAAGCCTCCAATCTTAAGCCAGTAAGGTCCATCTCT